TGGCTCCCGCGGACTACGCGGCAGCCGAGGAGCGCGGCGAGGTGCTGGCGGTGATCCACAGCCACCCGGATTACCCGGCCACGCCCAGCGAGGCGGACCGGGTGGCCTGCGAGGCCTCCGGGTTGCCCTGGCACATCGTCCAGGTGCTGGCGGACGACGCCGGCCAGCCGCGCATTGGCCAGTGGGCCCAGCTGGCGCCCAACGGCTATCAGGCGCCCTTGATTGGCCGGGCCTTCGCCCATGGCGTGCACGACTGCCTGAGCATCATCCTCGACTACTCCCGGCGTGAGCTGGGCATCGACTTGGGCGACTACCAGCGCGAGGACGGCTGGTGGGACAAGGGCGGCAACCTCTACCTGGAGCACTTGCCCGAGGCCGGTTTCGAGCGGGTAGGGGACCTGCGCCAGGGCGACGTGGTGTTGATGCAGATCCGCTCGCCGGTGCCCAACCACGCGGCAATCTACCTGGCCGATGGCGTGCTCAAGAGCGAGCCTGCGCATTACCCGGCGCCGGGCTCAATCCTGCACCACCTCTATGGCCGCGACAGCAAGCGCGACACCTATGGCGGCTACTGGGATGAAGTCACGGTCAGCATCTGGAGGCACAAAAATGCAAAACAACCAATATGACGCGGCCAAGCCGCAGGAGAGGGATATGCAGCAGCGTTACATACTGACGATCTGGGACCTGTTCACGATGAGCGGAGGCGATGTGAGCGGCGGCGAGGCGGTGATCGCCATCATGGATGGCGACCAGGAGATTGACCGCATCACGATCAGCGGCAAGTGCCAGAGCCAAGATGGCTACCGTCGAAGCTACACGGGCAAGCCAGGCCTGTCGGCCAGAGTCATTGCTGGCCCCGGCACAGTTGCCCTTCAATCAATTCAGGGGATCGATTCCCGAGACGAAATCGTCGGTTCCGATGGAGCGAAGTCACAGTGAGCTACTGGCGGCACAGGTCCCTGATGGCTTGATCAGTGGTATCTTCTGCGGGTCTAACAGGGAGCAGAATTTATGCGAATTGTGGCTGTAGGATTGGCTCTTGCGCTGCTGGCTGGCTGCGTTGGGCCTGGTGATCTGGCAAAAAACGAACCGACAATGAGCGTTACATCGAGCAAGGATCCCAAGACATATGCTCTATGTGTGTTCCCGCAGTGGCAGAACGCAAGAACGGATTCATCAATGGCAGAAACACAGACTGGTTTCCGTCTCTTGGTGGCAAGTAACAACATGGCAGACGAACTGCTTGAGGTTAAAAAAACTGCAGCAGGAAGTTCTGCGGTTTTGTATCAGCGCATGGCCTGGTCAAAGATGATGGGGCGGAGCGCCATTGAAGCAGCTGTAAAGTCATGTCGCTAACGCCCTGATTTCAAGCCGCCTTTTGGCGGCTTTTTATTGTTTGGAGATTTTATGGCGCAGCAATCAGAAAAAATGCAAACAGTACTTCTATCTGGCTCCCTAGCTAAAAAATTCGGGCGGCGCCATCGAATGGTTACTGCAAGAGGGTGGAGTGATATCCGCGGATACTTCCGGCAGATTGCAGGATTTGAGCAGCACATGCGGGATAGCGTGAGCGGCGGGACGCGGTACGCCATTTTCAATGGGCGTGAGAACCTTTCAGAAGATGACCTGGAGAAGCCAACCGGACGAGATGTCATCCGGATTGTTCCAGTGATCTCTGGGTCAAAGCGCGCTGGGATTCTGCAGACGCTCGTAGGGGCGGTTCTATTGGTGGCCAGCATATGGTTCCCGGCAGTAGCCCCTGCCGGTATAGCGCTCGTTGCTGGCGGCGTGATCCAGATGCTCAGCCCTCAAGCGAAGGGCCTTGGCACCCAGGACGCACCCAACAACCGCCCCAGCTACAGCTTCAACGGCGCCGTGAATACCAGCGTCCAGGGCAACCCGGTTCCGCTGCTATACGGCCGGATGATCGTCGGAAGCGCAGTGATCAGCGCCGGGATCTACTCCGAAGACCAGATGTAAACCAGAACCCGCCACCAGGCCCGCCGAGTGCGGGTATTTTTTTGCCCGAAGGAAAGTCATGAGCCAGGAAATTATCGGATACAAGGGCGGCGAGTCGAAGCCGCGGCCAGCCGTGGAAGCCCCGGACAGCCTGCAGAGCACGGCCTATGCCCGCATGCTTGACCTTGTCAGCGAAGGGGAGATCCATGGCCTGGTGGCGGGCGAGCGCTCCGTCTACCTTGACGAAACGCCCCTGGCGAACGCCGACGGTTCCCGAAACTTCAGCGGCGTGTCGCTCGACGTTCGAACCGGCAGTCAGGACCAACTGCACATCCCGGGCTTTCCGGCAGTCGAAAGCGAAATCGCCATCGGTGTCGAACTGAAAAGCGATCAGCCCTGGACCCGAGCTATCACCAACCTGCAGCTGTCGGCGGTGCGCGTGCGCTTGTCCGTTCCTCGCCTATCGCAGACGAACACCAGCAATGGCGATACCAACGGCTACACCGTGCAGTACAAGATCGAGCTGTCAACTAACGGTGGTGCCTGGGTTCAGGTCCTGGCGTCTGCGTTCAGCGGCAAGACTTCCACTAAATACGAACGCTCGCACCGGATCGACCTGCCTCCGGCCACGACCGGCTGGCAGATCCGGGTTACGCGCCTGACGCCGAACAGCACATCCGGCGCGATCGCGGACAAAACCAGCATCGATGCAATCACCGAAGTGATCGACGCCAAGCTGCGCTACCCGGGGTCGGCCATTGTTGGTCTGCAGTTCGACGCCTCGCAGTTCCAATCCATTCCGACAAGATCCTTCGACCTGCGCGGCCGCATCATTCGAGTGCCCAGCAACTACGACCCAGCCACCCGGACCTATGGCGGCGTGTGGGACGGCTCGTTCAAGATGGCCTGGACCGATAACCCGGCCTGGATCTTCTACGACCTGCTGCTGCACTACCGGTACGGCCTCGGGCACCTGCTCAACGCCGCCCAGGTTGACCGGTGGGAGCTGTACCGCATCGGCCAGTACTGCGATCAGCCTGTGCCCGATGGCAAGGGCGGGACCGAGCCGCGCTTTACCTGCAACCTGTTCCTGCAGACCCGCTCAAACGCGCTCGATGTTCTACAAGACCTGGCCACCACCTTCCGCGGCATGGCCTATTGGGCCGCCGGCTCGGTGATGGCTGTTGCCGACATTCCAGAGGACCCGGTCTACACCTACGCCAACGCCAACGTGATCGACGGCAAGTTCGGCTACTCCGGGTCCGCCAAGAAAACCCGCTATACCGTGGCCCTAGTGAGCTGGAACGACCCTTCGGACTTCTACCGGCAGAAGGTGGAGTATGTCGACGACCAGGCCGGAATCACCCGGTACGGCATCCAGCAAACCGAAATCACTGCCACCGGCTGCACCTCCCAGGGCCAGGCTCAGCGCATCGGTAAATGGGCGCTGCTGACCAACCGCCTGGAAACCGAAAGCGTGGGGTTTTCCGTGGGCTTGGACGGCTCTCTGGCTCGCCCTGGACAGATCATCCGCATCGCTGACAACGACCGGGCCGGTCGGCGGATCGGCGGGCGCCTGCGCTCCTCTACGCTCGATAGCCTGGTGCTTGATGCAGATGTGAAAGCCTATCCCGGCGACACAATCACAGTGATCATGCCCACCGGCAAGGCGGTGTCGCGGGTGATCAAGTCCGTGGGTTACCCAGTAAAGTGGTCGACCCGTGGCATCAAGTGGTCCAGCGGCAGGGTGACGATGGATACCACGGGCTTTCCTGCCGAGGTTCAGCAGGTCGTCCTTGCTGAGGATCTGGAGGAGTTGCCACCCCAACACTCGATGTGGGCAATCGACTCACCGACACTGGCCACGCAACTGTTCCGCGTGATGTCCGTTTCTGAGGACTTCTCGGGCTCGGAGATCAAGTACAGCATCAGCGCCGTTCGCCATAACGCCAGCAAGTTCGCCGCGATCGACAACGGCACGCGCATCGAGCGCCCGCCAGTGACTGTGATCCCGCCGAGCGTGCAGAAGCCGCCGGTGAACGTCACCGTGAGCAACGGCCACTTCGTCGACCAGGGCAGCGCGGTCAGCGTCATGACTATCGAGTGGGAGCGCCCGGATTCTGCCATTGCGTTCGAGGTGTACTGGCGCAAGAACGATGGCGACTGGATCTTCGCCGGCCGCACTGGCGGCACATCTGTCGATGTGAGCGGAATCTATGCGGGGCGCTACGTGGCCAAGGTCCGGGCAATCAACTCCCTGGATATCGGTTCGGTGTTCGCCACCTCGGTCGAGACCATACTCAATGGCAAGACCACGCCGCCGCCGGTGCCGTCGTCACTCACTGCGGCCTCGATCGTGTTCGGCATCAAGCTCGCCTGGGGCATTCCGGCTGGCCTCAGCACCGCAGACGTGCAACGGACCGAGATCTGGTACAGCCAGACAAGCGACGTAGCGACGGCCATCAAGTTTGGCGACTACGCCTATCCGCAGACCGACCTGACCATCATGGGCCTGGCCGCCGGCGTACGGTTCTACTTCTGGGCCCGACTGGTGGACCGCATCGGCAACGTAGGGGCATTCCGCGGTCCGGTCACTGGACAGTCGTCCTCAGACGCCGGCCCGATTCTCGAGTACCTGAACAACCAGATCACCGAGACGCAGTTGAGCCAACACCTGCTGGAGAAGATCGACTCCGGCGGTGGCGCTTCTGTCGAGATAGAGCAGATCAAGACAGAGCTCGCTGCGATGTACTCGATCAAGACGCAGCTTACGGTGGACGGCAAGCCCTATCTGGCGGGGATCGGTGTTGGGGTAGAAAACAACGAAGGGATCATTACAAGCCAGGTGCTGATAGCCGCCAGTCGGTTTGCGATTGTCGATCCGAACACAGCGAACACGTTCTATCCCTTTGTTGTTCAGGGCAACGCTGCCTATATCAAGTCAGCATTCATCGAGAACGGGTCGATCAACATGCTAAAGATCGGCAGCAACCTGACTTCAAACAACTACGAGAAAGATGTTTCGGGTTGGGCATTTTTGCCAGACGGGACTTTTCAGATGATGGGTAATGCCCCAGGAGGAAATAAGCTGATGATCAATAACAGCGGGATCTACATCTTCTATCCGAACGGTGTAAAAGCCATCGACTTGAGCGTAGACGCAACATGACTGCCGGATTGATTACCAGGGACTCGTCTAATCGCATCACGGCAGACATGACTAAAGCGCTTAGCCAGTCTGCTGGGTTTGTTACTACAAATAGAGAAAACGGATCTGCATCTATTTCTATGCCGGCGGGAAAGAATTATTTTTTTATAATCTCCGCCCTCGAGGATAGCCAGAGAACAGCTGGTAAGCGACCAGGGGTAACATTGACAAAGGATACAATCTCCTGGAACTACCTCCTTCCGAGTGGCTTTGCACTGAATTGCAGAATTTACTACGGGTACTATTAAATGACAAAGGCGGCTCTTATTGTCAGAAAGCCAGACGGAACGATTTTGTATGACACGTCAAAATCTATTTACGGGCTGATAAAAAGCGGGCCAGTTGAGTTCGATACAACCTGGCGAAGGCTGCAGCCAAGTGGCGGCCCCCACATTTACTATGACAACATTTATAAGTTCGTCGTAAGGAATGCGCTGAGCCCGATCGTGTTTGTGGTTGGCGCATGCAACCAGCCGGTGATGTCTAAGGAAGGTAGTGACACGGTCTTTTACTTTGCAGGCCAGGTTGCTGACATCAAGGTTTATTGTTTTGATTTGATGGCACCGATTTTTACTGGTCCAGCATTGAAAACGAGGGCTGAGGATGGAGTTTTCACGTTCAACAGCTTGCAGCACCCAATGAATATCATTGGGACATCAATTGCGCCGCCACCGACTATGGGTCCGTCACAGTTTGGCAACCCATTTGCCGGCGGTAATCGTCGTCTTATTGTGCCTCAATATTTAGGCGGAGGTTATCTTGGTGGATATTACGAGTATTACGTTGAAGTGTTTTTAGATGGATCTAAAACATACGCCTCACACATTCCTTGGAGTAGAGGCTGCGTCTTTCAAGATCAATTGCCGGCACCAGATACCGACATCTACAGAGGCAGCTTGCATGAAGGTTGTTATGGGATGGCTGGCGGTATAGTCCATAATCTATGGACTTCGCCTGAAACTACTTACGGGAATATTCGTGGAGGGCCAGGAGTTCAACAGGGAGTCACAAATCTTCAAGTCGAGCCAAGGCCTCAGTGTTCATATATTGATGTTTCTGAATACCCATATCCATTTGATCCTCCCCGATAAGCAATAGCTGTAAGCTCGGCCTGACTTAACGCAGCAACACCCGACCACACCCGCCATCTAGCGGGTATTTTTTTGCCTGGAGAAAACCCATGACCCAATCCCAGCCCCGGGGCGTGCGCAATCGCAACCCGGGAAACATCGACTACAACCCTCGCAACCAATGGGAGGGACAGCTAGGTAAGGAGCCAAATGGCCGCTTCGCAATCTTCGACACTGCCGAGAACGGCATCCGCGCCCTGGGCAAGCTGCTGATCAACTACCGGGGCAAGGACGGCATGCCGGGCGTCGGCTGCAAGGGCATCGACACCGTGCTCGAAACCATCAACCGCTGGGCGCCGAGCAACGAGAACGACACCCAGGCCTACGCCTCGGCTGTGGCCAAGCGCCTGGGCGTGCGCCCCACCGAACCGATCAACATCAAGGACCTGGCCACGCTGCGCGGTATGGTGCTCGGCATCATCATCCACGAAAACGGCGGCAACCCGTACCCGGAGGCTGTGCTCGAGGAAGGCCTGCGCAGGGCCTTGAAGTGAGCGGCTGGGCGCTACGCCTGCTCGGCGCCGGCCTGCTGATCCTGCTCGGCATGGCCGTCGGCAGCTGGGCGACCACCGCCCATTTCCGACCGCTGCTCGACGCCGAGCAGGATCAGGCCGCCACTTGCAAACTGGCCAGGGACAACCTTGCCGGCCTGGCCCAGGAACAGGGCAGGGCTCTGGGTGAGCTGACCCTGGCCGCGAATGCTCGCCAGGCCAGGGTGGAGCAGGCGGTGGAGCAGGCGAAGGCCGGCGCCCAGGCTGACTACGCAGCGGCCAACCGGCTGCAGCAAGAACGCACCGGCGGCGATCAGTGCGCTGCCTCGGCATCAATCATCGATCAGGAGCTCGGGCTATGACCAGTTGTAGGGTGGGCCCACCTGGCCACCAAACTGACCTTAAACAGGCTGAAAGCCTTGTGTTTGCTGACCTGAAGTCTGGCCACCAGGGTGGGCCTGCAGGAGTAGCGAAAATGTGCAGGAGTAGCTGGAAAGTGCAGGTGATGCTGGCATGCCTACTGCTGACCGCCTGCGTAGGCCATCGGGATCCCGAGGTGCGTACTGTTCGCGTTGAGGTGCCGGTGCAGGTGCCTTGCCAGGCGCCAGCACTTGAGGTTCCGCCCTGGGCAGCTGCCGGCCTGCGCAAGACCGACAGCCTGGAGCTGAAGGTACGGGCGCTTCTGGCAGAGCGCCGGCAGCGGATCGGGTACGAGAGACAACTGGAGGCGGCGGTTTCCGCTTGCCAATAGCGCAGCATTCCATAACAGCGCTGGTCGGCGATCTTGGCCGCCAGCGCGCATTTTCAACGGACCACCTTCGAGCGACTCGAGAGCCAACAGGAACCGTCCCCTGAACAAGCGAGAGTCGAAATGAGTACACCAATTTTTCCATGGATGGGCGGCAAGCGCCGCATGGCCAAACACATTCTTCCGGAGTTTCCGGAGCATGACTGCTATGTCGAACCGTTCTGCGGTGGCGCAGCGCTGTTCTTCATGAAGGATCCAAGTCGGGTCGAGGTGATCAACGATTATGACGGTGAGGTCGTCAACCTCTATCGAGTAGTGGCCAACCACCTTGATGAGTTTGTCCGCCAGTT